GTTCTCCCATGATAGGCTTACCTTCACCAAACTTAGGGTGAACGACTTTCATGGCACACATATGAGTAAGTTTAGGATCTTCTGAGCTACCTTGTTTAGGGGGAGTAACATCTCCCTCAACACCAGTTTCTGCAGGATGATTTGCAGTAGGCTCTTCTTTAGCAGCCTTCTCAACGGGCACCGCCTCTTCAGGCATGTTTAGTTTTGCCTGTTGTTTGTGCTTTCTCATGGCACGGCGTTCCGCTTTTGAACGAATTTCTTCCGCATCTTCTGTTGCTGATTCTCTAAACTCGTTAAATTTCTTCATCTTCTTGCTCAGCCTCTTCGGGCTCCTCCGATTCTGTTTCCGGTAATTCACCATCCATCTCCTGAGGGGTATCATCCTGTACTTCTTGTTCGTCTTCTACTGCACTATTGTAAATAGATGCCGCAATTTCTGCCTTTCTATCTGCAACAAGATTGTCTGCTCTTACATTCATGATGCTATTAAAAGTATTCTGTGCATCAGACAAATCTCCATTAGCCCATTTGTCCATCATGTCTCTGATGGCATCTTGTCTAGCATCTTCTGGACTAATTTCTATTTCTGTTTCAACTTCACTCATAAATTATCACCTTCTGGTTGAGGCTCTACAGCCTGTGCTTCATTATTTATCTCTGAATCTATCTGCTGTATTTCTTCATCTGTTAGCATAAGAATGTTCTTCTGTACATATTCTCTGCTGAAGAATTGCCCAACAAATCCAGCGACTCCATTTAATACTTCAATTCTGCTTCTTAGAATCTCTTGATTCTTAGACTCAGTGTAGTAAGCATCAGATGCAAACTGATATTTTAAGTCTTGCTTAATATCTTGCCAATCATCGTCAGTTATAATACCCTTTAAAACTAACTGTGTTCTGAGCAAATCATCAAACAGACCACTAAATCTTCTACGCAATTTCGCAACAAATTTTGTAAACTTCAATTCGTCACGGTTAATTTCAGCAGACCTACCAAAGTTCAAGCCTGCTTGTTGTTCTAATCTAGAAACAGGAACATTCAGAGATTGATATAGTTTTCTCTGAAAATATTCAATGTCGCCTGTTTCACCTAAATTCTGTCCTCCTGGCAATGTTTGAATCTCTGTTCCTCTGCCACCTTCTCTTCTTGGTAGCCAAAAGTCTTCAAGCATTGACATAAACTTTTTATCATCACGAATCTCTCCTGTACCGGCATCGTAAACAAGTTTGTTACGATAACGATCCATGATGTCTTTTAGATACTGTTCTGCTTTTAGTCTAGGCAGGTTGCCAGTATCAACATAAAAAATTCTTCTTTCAGGAGCCCGTGTAATACGATAGATTACAGCGGCATTCTCCATCATTCTTAGTTGATTCGCTGGGCGAATCGCTTTATGTAAGAATGACAAAGGAATATTTTTATCTTGATCCACTAGTCCTGAAGGGCAATATGCAATCGCATCTTTTGTAATCTTCAATGCTTTACTATCAATAGCAGTTGAAGGATTAATCTGCCCAGGCTTAGTAGCAATTCCTTTATCATCATAGATAAAGTATTCTTTTATCTCCTTAATAAACTGTACACCAGTTTTAGGATCTTTCTCTTTCTTTACTTCCCTAACAAGCCTAATTTTTCTAGGGTCGATATATCTAATATCGGTTATACCCTGCTTAGGTTTTGCAGAGTCAATTACTTTATGAAAGTATATTCTTCCGTCAATATACCATCTTCTAAAATAATCTTGTGCCCTATTATTGAAATCAAACAATCTAAGCACTTCATCAAACTCATTATGAATTGCTTTTTTTACCGCCGCGGAAACTTGAACACTGTCTGTATTCAACTGTATCGGCTTTTCATCATCTAAATTAGATATGGTATCGTTTACAATATCTTCAATAGCGGCATCAACATCAGCCATCATTGAGATATCACGATACCGTTTGATTAGTTGTTCTTCAGTATTAGCAACACCCTCAACATCAAAATAGGTGCCATAATAACCACCCGCTCGGATAGCATCAATAGCACCATCTTCGGAAGGAGCGACAAACGACTTTTCAGTCGCCTGCCGCTTTTTCCTGTTCACTTCAAATCCAAAAATTTCCATTATATTTTTCTCCTACACGCCTATAATTAGCTATTAGCTAACATCATAGTGTGTATATTGGAATGTCACTGTAAATTCTTCAAAAATATCGTTCTGTGCGTACTGCAATGCAATCTCAGACATATTGATCGGGAATGCATTTCTCAGAGTGTATGTACCACCAGGCAGAGGTCTGTCGTTTCTGTCAAGGTGTTTAACAACCATATCCGCTTGATAGTCACTAGGTGTAAGAACACCAGTATTTTCTTCGCGGTTGTTCATACCGTTCATCCACTCTTCAAACGGTGCGCGGAGAGAGAATTCAGTATCGTTTACAACAGTAATTGTCCACGGATCAAAAATTCTTTCGCCAGCAAGTTTGACTTCACGACCTCTATACTGGATGATTGCAGGGTTTACATTAGAAGCGGGTAGTGCGGCACCTGTTACCAAAACACTATAAGTGTTGTCAACTGCTCCAACATATGTTGGAAAAGTCAGCTCCACTAAGAATTGGTTTGGTCTCGCCCCACCTGCGCCTAATCTAGCTTTAAAATCTTCAATATTCATTTAATTTTTCTCCTTATTGAATTATTTATATTAGGCGCCAAGCTCTTCAAAACTGATACCTGTTCGTGTAGCAACAAATGTCAGAGTGATGAAGTTGATAGATTTTGCAGGCTTCAGATAAATGTCTGCTCTAAATTGATTCTGATCGATAACTTCAGGTGTGTTGTTTGTTTCGTCACACACAACTCTAAAGTCATAGACACCTCTTCTTCCCTGAACATCTCTCAAGAAAGGAGAAACCAAAGAACGGAACTGCGCCCTAGTAAACGAATCGTTAAATTCAAACAACTGGAACTTAGCCGCTGTAGAGATAGCCTTTTCAACAGTAATGAACAGTCTGCGAACATTGATTCTGTTGAATGCACTTGCTTTTGCAAGCAATGTCTTGTCACCAAACAGAACAATACCGTTGCCAGGGAAACCAACTACAGGGTTAATACCTGCTTTGTAAAGCGTGTCTCTGTCTGCTTTGTTCGGGCTGTATGCGAGTTTAGCCGCATTCTTGATTACGCCTCTAGCGTAACCTGCAGGAGAAAACCAGGGGTCAGCACTCAAGTCTGCTACTACACAACATCCAGCAACATCGCCGTTGCAAGGAATCCAACGATACTTATCGTTGTACTTGTCATACATGTACTTCCAACCACTATCCATTACAGCGTAAGAAGAACGAGTATAACTAGCTAACTCGGCAACTGCTGCCGTTGCTTCAGAACCAGCATTATTAACTACAGATGCTTTCTGTGGAGAAATAAACACCATGCAATCTTTTCTAATTTCTGCAATATTGTCGATGATGTAATCACCAACAGTAGCACTGTGACCGCCTGCCATGATTAGATTGACATCTACCAACTCATCGTTTGCAAACAAGTCATAACCGCTCTGCAAATCGCTGTCTGCAGGAGAGCTATCAACACCACCACTCAGAGACACATCCAGGTCTCCATCGCCTTCAACAAGACAGATGTAGTCTACTGCACCAGTAGTAGCAGTACCCCAGTTAGAACCGTTAGAGGGATGATCCATCCAACGAATCCACTTAGAGCGAGTGTTAATAACATCTTTATAGTAGTTAGACTGATTAGTATCGTCTTTAGCATCAGATGCTTTAGAAACGCCTGCAAATTTTTCTAGAATCGTTCCTGCTTGTCCTGTGATAACACCATCTTCGTCAATAACAATGATGTGCATCTCATCGAGATCCGAACCATTGTTAGTAGCAAAAGTAGTTGATGCAGGAGTGTAATCAAATTCGGCTGCATAATCCCAACCAGTTGTAAGCGTTGCTGTAGCAGTTGCGCCAGAACCGTCTCCACCACTGATTGTGATAGTAGGTGCGCTAGTGTATCCTACACCGCCAAAAGTAACAGTAATAGCAGACACCGCATCGCCAGTAAGTGTTGCTGTAGCAAGTGCTACTACGCTACCTGTATTCGGGTTAGCTACGGTCACAGTAGGTGCAGATGTATATCCACTGCCTCCCGCTGTTACTGCGATAGAAGCAACTGAAGTAGTGCCGTAAGATGTCAAGTCTGCCATAGAAACTTTAAGAGAGTTTCCTATAGCACCTGGAAATCTTCCTGCCCAAACACCAACAGTACCTTCTCCGTTAATGTAGGATCCTTCATATTCATTATCGTTACGAATTAAAAGTCCAGTGCCGTCTGCGGTTGCGTTTACACCCGTTCCGACTTCTCGGACTACTTTAAGAGCCGAACCGTATGCCAAGAAACTGGATGCGGTCATAAAGTCTTGTGCTGTTGTATCGTTGGGTTTGCCAAATCTTGCTACTAGCTGATTTTCGTTTTCAACTGTAACAATCTCTCTAGCAGGACCCCAACTAAAATCTCCAACAAAGCCCCCGATAGTTGTAGCAACTGCGGGGACCACA